GGGTTATTCTTTAAGTACTTTATAATTGTTTGAATAGGAGATTCGTCTGTTGAGATCTTGACTGTAATCTTTGGATTGGGCGCTGCCTTTAGATACATATTCCAAATCATAAGCGAATCTTCAGGTGTAATACCGTCAATAGTCTTTCTGCTTATAACAATATTTACCTGCTTTATATAGTCTCTCTGAGCTAACTCAGTAGCAGCTGCGTAATGTCCTTTATGTGGCGGTTTAAATTTACCTGGGTAAAAGCAAGGACCTGGTTCATTAGCAATAGCTTCAGCAATCCTCTGTCCTATTTTCTTAGCATCTATCATAGTACTAATAAATATCTAATCAAGGAGTAACTTAGGTTTAGCAGCCTCTATCTCTGTTACAAGCTCTTTCATATATCTTATAGCTAATTCAATTCTCTCTTTAACTAGTTTGACTTCTTCTTGATCTAGCTCTAATCTGAATATAAACATTTTATATTCGTCTTGAACTCTCGGATCAAAGCTAATGAAGTCACAGAAAGTAGCTTCGGCACATATCATATTAGATATGCATTGGTAGTAATAGTTGGGTGCTACCTTTTTAAACTTAGCTGCTGTATTAATCATTCCATGTTTAAAATGATTTGCAGATTTAAAAGGACATTTTACTTCTATAATACCTCCTGTAGTAATAATACCGTCAGGTGAACCTCCGTAGAAGTCTCCTGCAGGAATAAAAGAAGCTTTATCAACCTTTAAACCTGTCTTCTGCTCGTAATACTCTATCGCTACCGGCTCTAAATCTGTACCCCAGTTTAATGCAGCTCCTACTGCCGGTTCTGTGACGCCTCCGTACAGTTCACAGACCTTTTCAAGTAGGTAAGTCTTAGCGGTTTCACTAAAATCTCCTTTACCTATTATTTTATGTATTTCTGAGCTTGTTATTTTAGCTTTTCTAATCTCAAACCAAGCCTCTGAACGTTGTTCTATAATCATAATTGCATTTTCTTTAAAAGTAACTCACCAAATGTAAGTTGCTTTGCATGATGTAAATATTTTGTCATTCCTTCAAATCCTATATCAGATGGATCTTTACCGTTTAATTCAATTAAGTAAACATCCTTACCAAGATCAATTAATTGCTGTGCATATTTAAGTGCTTCCTTCAAAGCATCCTTATCTAAGGCTAAGTATACAGTCTTAACATCGCTCTGTACGAGTTTCATCATTAAGGCCTTTGGTATGCTCTTACCAAATAGAGGTATTGCATTACGTTTTAAAGCAATCGCATCAAAAATACCTTCACACAGTATAACGGGTACCTTCCAATTGATAAAATACTCTAAACCTACTAGTTCATTTTTATTACAGCTAGGTGCATTATACTTTCTTCCTGGATCTCTTTCGAATGAACGTGAAATAAAGTAGTTTACTCTACCACGAGCATCATAAGAAGGTACGATTATCGAATTCTTATACTTGCCTGTTTCACAATACCCTATATTATACTTTACTACATCTGTATCCGTAATACCTCTGCTTGTTATGTAGGACTTAGCCTGTCTATAAGTTAATTTTGTACTAGGTTTTACGAGGGAAACAAACTCTTTCGGTAATTCTACTACTTCGTACTGCTTATCGTCTATTTCTCCCTTACCTCCTGGGAAGTAACTTCTCATTTCAGCAATCTGAGTAGAGTTAGCTTGTACTTTCTTCAGTAAAGACACTAAATTTCTACCTTTCGTAGCAGGTTCACAAGTCCAGCAGTGATAAAACCCGGTCTTTGGGTCTATTTCAAGCTTCGGCTTATGATGTTTACAGAAAGGGCAATGAAATGCATGATTTCCTTTAGTAGAAGGCTTAGATTTACCTAAAACGTTATGTAAAAGCCCTAAAACTAGGCGTGAATTCTCCATTAACTTACAGTCTTTAACGGATAATATAAGAAATTATTCTGAGTCTACCAAATCTTTTCTGAAGAACTTAGCAAGTACGTTATCGTTATAAGACTTATCAGTAAGAAGTACCTCGTTTATACATTGATAGTGGACTTCCCAGTATGTTAATTGCTTCTTATTAAAGCAGAATTTAAGTATTTCTTTACGAAAGCTATCTGTACCTGTCTCTTTAATTTCTTGTAAGATTCCCTTGTTAGAACCCCAATAAACTAGCCAATTCGACTCAGTTGTAACTAGCTTTTTAGTAGGTTTTCTACCTGGTCCGCTTAATTCTGCGAGTTCTTTTTTGGTTAGCTTTTTTCTAACGTTAGAATATAGAGATTTTTTACCTATATAAAACTTTCCAGTTTGTATATTTGTAATTTTATAGACAAATCCAATGCAGTTTTCAGGGAATTTTTCAACGGAATCGTATTCTGTAATTCTTCCGTTTTGATATGTAAACCATTTTTTTGACATAAACTTTGAGTTTTAACTATCCCATCTTACAATAAATGTAATATCTGTATTTTCTGGAATTGGATAAGGTGTTGCTAATTTACCTACTACTAAGAGATCGTTAAATTCATTGTAAAGTCCTACGGTAGTAACATAAGGATTAAATGCAGATCCAGTCAGACTATCTTTAATTGTTCCGTCTGTGATAATTCCTACAGAGCTACTATAAAAAGGTAATGCAGCAGATCCAGTAATAACTGTAACATATTTAAATACGGTAGGGTTTTGAGAATAATTAAAGTCATTCTCAAGTACTCTGCACTTAACTTCATTAACGTAAATCGTTGTTTCTGCTGTTAGGCCTAGGTTATAAGGTACGACTGAAGATGATACTGGCATAGTTATAAATATCAGTTTTCACGTCTTTCTTCTCTTGAGTAAAACTCAAAACGATTGTGTTCTGTAGGAGTTGCGAGCAAAATACCTGGTTTTATATAGCCTTTTACTGCATCCTGGTAGAAATGAGACATCCAGGTTTGTTCGTAAGGATAGGAATACTTCGTATCTATAAACATCTTCTTATTACCTTTTCGAGAAACTACTTGAGGCCAATTGCAATAATAAATTTCTCCTGTTGCATAAGGAAGTCCTCTATAAGACTTAATGTTAGAATATTTTAGAAAAGAAGCTTTTTCAACGTCGCCGTCATCTTTAACTGGATTATCAGGAAATAGCTCTGCTCTCACATTCGCAGGTATGTTATGCCATGCCCATTGTTTTCTGTTATCTCCGAAAAATTCACTAAAGTTAAACTTGAGAAAATCAAACTCTTCTGTTTCTACGATCTGCATTACAATATCGTAAAAATCTTTAATCTTCCTTTTAAATCCGTTTCTACAAAATTCATCTGATCCGTTATAGAAAAACATATCGTCTTCAAAAAACATATGATACTCAAAGTTATTATCTTCAGCATGTTCTGCACAAAATTGTCTACCGCCGCAAATGCCGATATTATCTTTTTTAATTTCTTCAAAATCGTACTTTGTACATAATTCAGCAAAAGCTTGATCTGTAGAACGGTCCGTAGAGTTGTTCAGTAAAAACTTGGCTGGCTTATCTAAAAAGTTTCTATCATAAGCTTCAAAAGACTTACATAAAGTTTCAAACTGACTTGGAAAATTAAAACCTATTACATAAAGAGCTACTTTATTAGGCTTCTTAGGTAGATTTTGATCTTTTAGCATTTCAAAGAAAGGCCATACAAGACCGTTACCTTCGATATCAAACGGTTGAATTAATTCTGGATATTTGTAAGTCAGTATTGTAAATAAACACTCATCAGCTCCCATATATCCGCTGCTAATAGTGTCTCGAAGAATAGAATAATAGCGGTCATTTAAAATATGTATCTGCTCTTTCTTTCCTCCCCAGAATCCTCCCCTTGCTATTTTACCTACAAAATCAACTCCGCAATATTCTGCCATTTTAGTTCTTTCAAAGCCGTGTATTTCATTATTAGCTTCGTAAGGGTAGGTTATAAAGGTAATTTTGTCAAGTGAATCTGTATAGTTTTTTAAATTATCAAGAACATTATCATGAGTAAAATAACCCTGGTTAACTGTAGATGTCAATCCTCCGTCTATCCAATAAAAGTATTTAGAGCCAAAAGGATTCATTATAGCTGAATCATTAACCATAAACATTTTACACATCATCATAGGGTTATAAAACTCTAATGCTGCTTGTGGAGATTCAGGAAGCCATCCAGCTATGTTATACCATTCAGGATTGATTCTAATTTCTTGAAGCTTATCGAAAAAAGGAAACCAAGTTTTAAAATCTTCTAACTCTTTAAAGTATATTTTAGTCGGCTTATCTTTTCTAATCTCTAATACTTCTTGCTCAAGTTCTTTAGGTATCCAAATACACATTTGTGCATCGGATTTTAGTAGCTCGAAAAATCTATCTTTATACTGTTGAAAGTCTCTCTTACCCCATCCTTCAATTTTACCTCTACCTAGGTCCCATAATCCCGTAACTAATGTAACGTTTTTGTTCATACTCTACTACAGTTAAAAATTTTAATTTCTACTTTTTAGTTATAATTGAAGTAATACTAGTTTCTGCTACACGAATTACTTCAACGCTTTTAATATTTTCCTGTAGGTATTGTTTTTCTTCTCCGTTTAATTGATCGGATATTAGTTCGCCTGTTTTTTCAAAGTGCTCAAGCATCTCTAAAGGAGTTATAAATCCAGGTGTTCCCCAGTTCCATATAGCATTTTTCTCAGGCATATTAACTTCTATACTCGTATGTAAATCTTCTAGTACGTATATACCGCCAGCTTTTAAAGACTTAAAGAAATGAGCGAAAGTAATTTGCTGGTCGAATACATTATGAGATCCATCATCTAAGATAAGATCGTAATCTTGTAGCTTAGCTGCATATTCAATCACGATATCTCTTTTTGACTGGTCAATCCAGTCTAAAGTTATTCTATCTAGATCTGCGATATTTTCATGTCTAACTATATCAAGACCTAAAATATTTGCATTTACAAAATAATCTCTAAATACTTTTAAATCGTTTGCAGGCATCCAACCCAAAGGTTCAGAAAAGCCTCCAATACCTATTTCACAAACTAGCTTAGTAGTCTCTCTTATTGGACTAAAGTGCTTTTCGTAAACAGCATTATAATAGTTATGTGTGAAATCTTTATCTGTTGGATATTGCTTTGCAATTTCGCTTAATGTCTTCATGTTTTTATTTTTTATTGTAATTGAAATATTAAATTAGTATCTTGAAGTGCAACGAGTACACACTTTTCTCCGTCTAATAGGAAATGTATTTCTAGTACTTTTGGAGCTTCTGGGTAAGGGTCACCGCCTATAGTATAATCGGCTCTAATAGTAAAGCCTTTATTTTGATTAGCTATTAAATTTGCTTTTATCTGTTCTGTTACATCTACCATTACTCTACCGGTATTTATATAACTTTCATTCATTTGCTCTCCTAGAGTTCCGTAAAAAGCTTCTATTACCTCTATAGTAGAATTACTGTACTTACTTCTATCTTTATAAAAATCTTCTGGTAGAATACTATAATAAGGACTCCAGTCTAAATGAAAATATTCGTAATAGGAAGGCTCTCTATGAGAATTTAACCAACCTTCAAAGTACCATCTATCAAACATAGCGGGTTCAGGATTGCCGTGTACCCAGGATAAGTTTGACCACCAGAAATTACCCCACCACCAGTTTCTATCGATAGTGAATCCACATTGATTATACTCGCTTAACTTGTCAAGACAGTCTTCATATCTGTCGATTAGAAAGTACTCCATAGCTTCTTTCCATAATCCAACTCCTCTTTTCTTCCACTCTGACTTTTCTTTAGTATCTGTATTTTTATAGGTATTTGCTACTCCTTTCGTATGAAAATAAAGTACCTTTCCTTTGTATTGCTGTGAATAGTCCCATACCTTTTTTATAGCCTGATACTCAAAATTGTTGTCTGTAAACTTGCTTAAATTAGCTTTAGTTAGGTCTTTTACTAGCTCCTCAACATCTTCAAAATTACCCTCAGTATTAATACATGTAACTTCTAGTTTATCGCACCAGTCATATACTCCTGATGTTTTTAA